CCGCGACTGCGGAGCAGGCCCAGGCCACACAACTGCGTCTCCTGCATGCGGAGATGCTGAACAGCCCAGACCCCGGACGGCGGGAAGCCGCACGGGCCGAGTACATCAACCGGCTGGGGATCGCACCCATGCACACCGAAACCATGACCCCGATGAGGCCTTAAACCACGCCGCGCCGCGAGAGCGCGGCGAGACGCGAAAGGAGCCCCTTACATGGCGGCTCTCCTTGAGAACGCAGAACACCCCGGGCCCGCGGCGGGATCCGTCGCCGCCGAAGCAGCCGCAGAGGCACCCCGGTACTCCAAGACCGGCGAGATGATCGCCGCGAGGATGCCCGACCTGGTCAAGGGCGCAGGCCTGGCCACCAAGGGCGGCAACACCCTGCTCACCAGCCAGTCCGACATCCTGACCCGCTCGGCCGAAGCGGCCCTGCAGGTCCGCACCGAGACCGCCCGCGGCTGGCGGTCGAAGTCGTCCGTGGTCAAGTCCATGAACCCGAGCTTCCTGAACCAGTTCGGCTACCTGCGCACCGCCCTGGAGATGCCCTCCGTTGGGGAGCAGCTGCAGAGCTTCATGTCCACGGTGGCCACCCCGGACGTCGCGCGGTCCTTCACCGCCGGCAACCTGGGGATCGGGTCCGTGTACGGCAACACCCCGTTCAACCTGCTGGCCCCGAGCCGGCTGATCTACCCGGTCTACACCGTCAACTAAGGCGGCCCTGCGGAGCGATCCGCAGGTGCAAACGGCACTGCCCGGGGAAACCCGCCACCAAAGGGCAATCCCGGTCGTCCCTGATGCCCAGGGGCGCGTAGAGACTGTACGTGCCGGCTCTGCTATGGACGTGATCACGGGGCATTGCGTGGTCATGGCCGCAGAGCGTGAGACAGTCCACGCCTGCGGGATGGAAAACCGCAGGAGTACGTGCTACCGCAACAAGTTCCCACGTCCGGCCGGCCAGGGTGCCTCGCTCATCGAGCGCCTGTTCACCGGCATCAGCGGCTCCCAGACCGGCGGTCAGGGTGTCCTGGACGTGTCCATGTCCGAACTCGTCACCACCGGCGGGTCGTTCGGCTCGTGGCCGCTGAGCCTGCCCTCCGCGGGCAGCCAGACCGAGGTCACGCTGAACATCCCGTACCGGTTCTTCGGCGTGACGGAGCAGCTGAGCTGGCTGGCGCAGTTCGCCGGCCAGGGTTTCGAGGACATCAGTGCCCTCGCGAACCTGATCATGCTGCAAGAGATGATGCTGGGTTTGTAACTGAGCCCCCACGCTGGGTAACCGGCGTGCGCAAACCACGAGAACTGCTGGAAAGCCCGAGCCACCCTGCTGCACCACAGCGTGAGGCGAAAGCCTGAGCGCGACGGTCAAAGAAGCAGCAGGCAGAGGGGTAATCAGCAGCCGAGCCCGCCTGGCCGCGACCGCGGCGACGACGGGAAGGTTCAGAGAGCATGTACGTGGCACCCCACCAGGGGTGATGATGTGCTCCGAGCTCACGCGAGAGCGTGAGAGGCAGACGGAAACGACCTGCCCGCCCGCTTACGGGTAGTAAGCGGGCAGTAACAAAACTGGAAGAGTACCAGATGATCGCCGGTTCCTCCGTGAACCTGGCGACCCCCTCGGCCCCGACCTGCACCGTCCGCACCGCGCAGTCGAACGAGACCGCGCTCAACACCTCCATCGACCACGTGGCTGTCGCCGCGGTGAACTACTTCGGCAACACGGCCGCGTCCACCGAGACGGGCGTCACGGTGACCGCCGGCCAGGTCGTGGACGTCACCATCGCCACCACCACGGGGGCGATGCAGTACAACATCTACGGCACCGTCTCGGGTACCTGGTACCTGCTGGCCACCTGCGGCGGGTCGAAGTACACCCTGCAGGGGTACTCGACGCTGCCCACCTCGGTGACCCAGCCGACCACGGACTCGGGGACCGGCAAGGCGACCCGGATGGAAGGCGTCGTCCCGGTCCTGTCCGGCCTGTCCGCCGGCGGCGGCATCTACCCGAGCGGGTGGGACGGCGGTTACTACAACGCCGCCGTGGGCCAGCACCTCAACTACAACACCGTCTACACGACCCTGAAGGCCCTGTGGGATTCCTCCACCGGGTCCACGACCAACGGCCCGTTCAAGGCTGACCCGGCGGAGATCATCTCCTCGGGCTCGGATCTGACGAACCTGTCCCAGGACGTCATCAGCCAGGGCACGGCCACCAACTACGAGCTGTTCATCCAGCAGTCCCAGGTCGGGGACGTGACTGTGGGCGCTGCGGTGTCCCAGTTCCAGAACCCGCTGACCCGGTCGCTGCTCAAGATGGTCGTCCACCCCTGGTACCCGCAGGGCAACGCGACCTTCCTGTCCTACCAGCTGCCGCAGACGTGGACGAATGTGGCGAATGCGTGGGAAATGAGCGTGGTCCAGGACTACGTGTCCATCTGTAACTAGGTGGCTTCGCTGAGTAATCAGCGTTGAAAAACGGGACTGTTCAGGGAACCCCGGCTGGAACCGAAGGGGAATCCTGAGCACCGGCGATGCCCGCCGGTGTGCAGAGACTGTATGTTCCGGATCCGCCATGGACGATGCTGCGGGGCATTACGCCGCATCGGCCGCGGATCGTGAGACAGTCCGGTCTGCATCAACCAGCGAAGATGCAGAAGCAGGCAGAAATGACCTGCTCACCGCCTTGATGGCGGGGGTAACAGAAACGCGCGTGGCCTGCGATCGACGTGACCTGGAGATTTTCACTCCTGCTGTTCGGGGCTTTGGTAGCCCATGCACCCCAGTTTAGCGCACAACTGGGAGGTTTGCAGAACAGCGACGTGACACCGTACAGCTAGATGGTGTAGCGTTACTCCCAGGGGAGCGGGGATGGTCCTCGTTCCCCTGGGAGGGCACCATGGGGAAGCCGATCGATTACGACAAGCGGACGAGGGAGCAGGAAGCCTTCCTGGCCGAGTTCGCAAAGACGGGGATCGCCAAGACGGCCGCAACAGCGGCCGGGATGTTCCCGATCAAGCACTACCGATGGCTCAGGGATGACCCCGGGTATGCCGAGCGGTTCGCTGCACTTGAGCAGCGGACCCGTGAACTCGCCCAGGCAAACCGTAAGCCCCACGCCAAGGGGTACCGGGTTACGGGAGCCCGCGCCGAAGCGCAGCAGCAACGGCAGGGAGCCTTCCTGGCCGCGCTTGAGCGCACCGGCATCCTGCAAGACGCCGCCAATGAGTCCGGCGTCCACAAAGGCACCTACAACTACTGGGTCCGCACGGATCCAGAGTTTGCGGCCCGCGCACAGCAGGTCCTCGATGAGACTGAAGGCATTCGCCGCGAGACTGTGGCGCAGCGTGCCAGCGAGGCCAACCGGGCGGTGTGGAGCGACCCAGGGCGCCGTGAGGCACAGCGGGAGCGCCAGCAACATGCATGGACCCCAGAGATGCGCGCTGCGGCTGGCCAGCGGAACCGGGACCGCATGGCAGATCCGGCATACGCGGCCACGTGGCTGCAGCAGTCCAGGCGCAGCCGGGAGTTCACGGCCTGCGAGAACCCTTCCTACTTCGACCAGATCGACACCCCGGACAAGGCATACTGGCTCGGCTTCATCGGGGCAGATGGGTGTGTCCGTGGCTTTGAGTCGGGCAGCCTGCGCCTCGTGATCAAACTGGCCCGCAAGGACCGCAACCACCTCGTCACCTTGCATAGGACGCTGGGCGCACGCCGCCCAATCCGCGACACGGACGAGATGAGCATCGACAAGGTTCGCCGTCCCTGCTCGACTCTGGATGTCTGTTCGCCGCAACTCGTCAATGCCCTGGTCGGGCATGGCATCACGCCCCGCAAGACGCACACGTACGAGCAATGGCATGGCCCGGCTCACCTGATGCCTCACTACTGGCGCGGAGTCATCGACGGTGACGGCAGCATTTGCATCAGTGACCGCGACTCAAAGCTCTGCATCGCTGGCACCGAATCGGTCGCTGAGGGATTCCGGGCCTGGGCACAGTCGGTCTGCGGGACCAAGGCGGTGCCGCACAAGCGGCCCGGCAGCCGGAACTTCTGGACGCTCAACCTCGGCGGGGCGAATCAGGTTCTCGCCTGCCTCCGCGCCCTCTACGATGACGCGCCGGTCGCCCTCGCCCGCAAGAAGGCGCTGGCCGACCTCGCGGTGCACGGCAAGCCCTTGCAGGCTGGCCTGTTCTGACCTTTCCCCCGCACGAAGGCCCCCGTACTCCAACCGGGGGCCTTCGTCATGTTCCCCCGGCAGCACGGTGCTGCCCTATCCCGCAGAAACGGAGCCGTGTGGGTTTTTTCGAGGGCAACATCGTCCAGGTCAGCAGCGTGGGCAACAGCGCGACCGTCGTATGGAACCCCACCAACAGCGGGTCCACGTTCGGCCCCCTCGGGACGATCCCCTCATCCACGGCATCGATCGGGCCTGTCGGCATCGCGAACCTGGGGCCGCAGACGATCTACGTGGGCGGTGCGTCGGTGACCGTGGCCACCGGGCTGCCGGTCCCGCCGGGCGGCCAGATCGGGATCCGCCGCTACTCCTACACCCCCGGGGTCGCCTCATCTAACTCGGGGACGATCTCGGCCATCACGGCGACGGGGACGTCCACCGTGCAGGCCGGGGTGAACACGAACATCACCGTCTACTGAACTTTTCCGCTCCGGCAGCACGGTGCTGGCCGGTTCACCATCGCCCAACTCCAGCAAGGGAGCCGTGTGCCACTGTTCGAGTCGAACATAGTCCAGATCAACAGCAGCGTGGGGACCGTCAGTTCGCTGATCTGGAACCCCGAGAACACCTCGACCACCACGTTCGGCGCGCTGGGCTCGGTGGCGAGCACGGCGACGCTGAAGGACGTCACCATCATGAACACCGGGGCGAACACGATCTACGTGGGCTCCG